AACCCTGACAGCTTGCGCGGTATCTATCTGGATCTGTGTGTGTTCGATGAGTTTGGGATGCAGAACCCAAGGGTATGGGGGGAGGTTGTAAGGCCGGCACTGTCCGACAGAGAGGGTGCGGCTGTATTTCTAGGCACCCCAGCCGGTCATAATCATTTTTTTGATCTATTGGAGCAAGCTAAGGCTGAGACGGCCAATGGCTCTGACCAATGGTATCACAAGACCGTAAAAGCCTCTGAGAGCGGTTTGGTGAAGGCAGAGGAGCTTGAGGCGGCAAAGGCACAGATGACGCCTGAGCAATACGAGCAAGAGTATGAATGTTCGTTCACTGCTGCTATCATTGGTGCCTACTATGGAAAACTGCTGGCTGATGCCGATGATGCTGGAAGGATCACAAGGGTTCCGTATGATCCTGCTTATCCTGTGCATACAGCCTGGGATCTGGGTATAAATGACTCAACGGCTATATGGTTTGCTCAAGTCTTCCGTGGCGGTTCTATCAACATCATTGACTACTATGAGAACGGTGGTGTTGGGCTGGATCACTACGCTGAAGTCTTGCGCCAAAAGGACTATCACTACGGTGATCACCTTGCTCCGCACGATATCGAAGTAAGAGAGCTAGGTAGCGGCAAGTCGCGGCTTGAGACTGCGTTTAGTCTCGGCATCCGCTTCCGTGTTATTCCTAAAATGAAAGTAGCTGACGGCATCAACGCAGCACGCATGATGATGCCAAAATGCTTTTTTGACAGAGATAAGTGTAATGATGGCGTAGAGATGCTACGGCAGTACAGGCAGGAATGGGATGAACGCAAAAAAGTTTTCAGAGATCACCCGCGCCATGATTTCACAAGCCATGCTGCGGATGCGTTTAGGTATTTGGCTGTTGGGCTGGAGAATAAACAAAATCTCACAAAGCCTCCGCAACAGATGGCAATGAACGACTACAATCCGTTTACGCTATGATAGTTGACCTGCACCACTACAAGACAGCTACGGCGATGATGACAGTCAGTCATTATCACCAAGACTACAGTGATCAGGATATTAAAGAGTTTATTGAGCCGCCGTTGGCTCTAGGCAACTATCTCATCATCGAAGATGAAACAGGCTTTCCATATGTGTTTGCGACATGGGCTTTCCCTGAGATGCACCACATCGACACCTATGTGCGCACCGGCAAGTTCCCGCCGTCTGGCTTCCGTGGCTGCGGCGACAGTCCTTGGATTATTGATTTCATTGCTTTCGGTGGCTTTCAGAGTACCAGAGCCGGTTTTAGATATTTGAAAGACACATTTATCGAAATGGGATATAGTGACTGCTATTGGTTGCGTACTGAAACAAACAAAATCGGCTTTCATAGGCTCAAGGAGAATTGATATGGGTTCCGGTGGTGGCGGCGGCGGTGTAGATTCAGAGCCTCGCAGAGATCCTTATGCAGATCCACGCAAGGCTGCTGGCTCACGCACAGATGCAACACGCATGTCAGGTGCTAGAAAGCGCGAAGAAGAGCGACTGCGGCGTGCATCTTTTGTAAGCGGCGATCAGTCCTATGCAACCGGCGGCGGTGATATCGTGCGCGATAGCTCTGGCGGTGGCGTACTCACAAGTGTTGGAGTGCAACGTGCCGAGGCTTCTAGGCAGCAAGAGCTTGAGACTTTGATCTCACGCCGACAAGGTGGGTCTGGCGACCCAGAGGCGGGTAAGCGGCAAATGGCTATTGAGCAACTTGAAAAGCGCAAAGAGCAAACGCTTCCAGGGTTCCTTGGTGCCGTTTCTCGTATGAATATTGAACGCCAGCTTGCCGACTTGAAGGCTGGTGGCACACCACAGTTTGGTCTTAGCCCTACTGGCACATTTATTACTCAAGGCGTTACACCGAAGGGCGGGGACGTACCTTTGGCTGATGCACCTAATATTCAACCTATGTTTGGCGACACAAGGTCAGAATCTGTGCAAACTGAAGAAATAACGCCAGAAGTGACTGAAGAAATTGTGCCAGATGATAGAACCCTCATGGGTGGCCGAGAGAGAGGTCGGCGCAGAACAAGAGGGACTAGGGCTGGCGGTGCTGGCAGTTTTGAAACTGGTTATGGTGTGTTGCTGCGCGGCCCAAGTGCTACAACGCCATCCGGTTCTGGACGTTTATCGTAGGAGTAAGTGATGTCTATGTTTACCCCCAAGGTCTCTGTGCCACCACCACCGCCGCCACCAGAGCCGCCGGCACAAGTTGATTATGAGCGTGCAGAAGCATTAGCTGCTGAAAGCCTTGCACAAGCTACAGGAAAGCGTAAGGGGCGTGGCTCAACTGTTGTAGCTGGTGCATTGGGAGAACAAGTGCAGTCAGGACAAACCCCGACACTATTAGGCTAGGTGGCTGAAATGGATCCCATCAAAGAACTTGTTGCTCGTTTTGATTATCTTGAAAGCCGTCGAGATAATTGGGATACGCACTATCAGGAACTGGCAGATTATATGCTGCCACGCAAAGCCGACATTGTGCGCAAGCGTAGTCGCGGCGAAAAGCGTATGGAGCTTATCTTTGATGGCACCGCACTACAGGCTGTAGACCTTCTGTCTGCCTCACTGCATGGGATGCTCACCAGCGGCGCAACGCCGTGGTTCCACCTTGCAATGAAAGATCCTGACATTGGCCGCGATGATACGGTGCAGCGTTGGCTGGAAGACAGCAGCAAGCGCATGATCAGGGCGTTCAATCAGTCTAACTTTGAGACTGAGGTACACGAACTGTATGTCGATCTCGTTGTCTTTGGCACCGGCTGTATGTTTGTGGAAATGGATGGCGAGAACTTGCGGTTCAGCACGCGCCATATCTCGGAGTTTTACGTCGCAGAAGACCAGTTTGGCTTGGTTGATACTGTGTTTCGTAAGTACAAGATCCCTGCACGGCAAGCTGTGCAACGCTTTGGGCTGGAAAACGTAGGCAAGTTTATCCAGCGCACATTTGAGAAGAAGCCAGATGAAGAGGTAACGCTGCTGCACGCTGTTCTGCCGCGCGATGATCGTGACCCCACGAAACGCGACAACAAGAACATGCCGTTTGCGTCAGTCTATATTTGTATGGAAACCAAGATGCCGATTGCGATCAGCGGCTTTCAAGAGTTTCCGTACATTGTCCCGCGCTTCCTCAAGGCAACTGGAGAGGTAATGGGACGGTCACCTGCGATGGTGGCGTTGCCTGACGTTAAGATGATTAACTTGATGTCAAAAACCATCATCCAAGCTGCGCAGAAACAAATAGATCCTCCGCTACTTGTTCCTGATGACGGGTTCCTTCTCCCTATCCGCACGCAGCCAGGTGGCCTCAATTTCTTTAGGAGTGGCACAAGGGATACCATTACGCCACTCAACACTGGCGCAAACATTCCTATCGGTTTGCAGATGGAAGAACAGCGTCGTGGTGCTATCCGCTCTGCGTTCTATGTAGATCAGCTTCTGTCGGCCTCTACGCCTAACATGACGGCTACTGAGGTAGTGCAGCGCCAAGAGGAGCGTATGCGTGTCATAGGGCCGGTTCTAGGGCGTCTGATGAATGAGATGCTGCGTCCCATGATTGACCGTGTGTTTGCGCTTATGCTGCGCAACGACATGCTTGCGGTGCCGCCAGAGGTACTGCAAGGGAGGGATGTAGACATCGAATATGTATCGCCACTGGCACGCGCACAGAAGTCCAGCAGTCTGAATGGCACGATGAAGGCTCTGGAGATACTTCTGCCCCTTGCACAATCGCTGCCAGTTGGCGACCACCTCAACCCAGATGGGCTGGTCAATCATATCGTGGACTCTCTGGGTGTGCCGAAAGACGTACTGTTGCCGCAAGCGCAGGTCGATCAACAGCGCCAGCAACGTGCTGCCGCACAGCAAGCGGAGCTAGAGCGTCAACAAGGCGCAGAAGACGTTTATACGGCTGCACAGGCCGCACAAGCAGTGAGGATGGTAAGCGATGGCGGTGGAAGTTAAGAAGCTGCGAGAGATGTACAAGGGCGTGTTTAGTGACCACGCTGGAGAACAGGTACTACGAGATCTTGAGGCACGCTGTAACTGGCGTGCTTCAAGCTATGTGGCGGGAGATGCAAATGCCACAGCGTTTGAAGAAGGCAAACGTGCAGTAATCCTTCATATCTACAACATGATGAGTGAGGACTAAATGTCAGAACAAGTGGCTGAACAGGTAGCCCAGCCTGATGCTGCGCCGGTAGAAACACCGGCAGAGGTAGCACAGGGCGGGTCTGGTAACGACTTCTTGACCATGATACCGGAGGACATCCGCGAACACCCCAGTTTTGGGCCTATTAAGGACGTGGAAAACCTAGCGCGTTCATACGTCAACGCACAGAGATTGATCGGCTCGGAGAAGATCCCGCTGCCTATCAACCCAACAGACGAAGATCTCGACAACATCTATGGCCGGCTTGGTCGTCCAGAGGCACCAGATGGCTATGAGATCAAAGCAGACGGTAACGTCATTACTGAGGACATTGCTTCACAGTACGCCGATATCGCCCACAAACTGCGCCTTACGCCACAACAAGCACAGGGTGTGTTGGAATACTATCGCTCCACTGTGTCGAACTCTGCGGAACAAATGCAGCAGATCGTGGCAGATCAGGCGTCTAACACCGAAGCTGAACTGCGTCGTGAGTGGGGCAACAACTATGATGCCAAGCTCAATGCAGCATCCGGTGCAGCGCGTGAGTTTGCCGGCGACGGCATCCTCGATATGCAGTTGTCAGATGGCACCTTGGTTGGCAATCATCCTGCGTTCATCAAGGCTTTCGCAGCTATGGCAGACTTCAAGTCTACCGTGACCAGCGAGGACAGCATTGACGGTGCATCTGCGAACTACGGCATGACGCCTAAGCAAGCACAGGCTGAGATCGACGCTATCATGAACGATAAGAGCCATGCGTATTGGGACAGCAAGAACGTCACTGCACGGCAAAATGCCATCAATCACATGCAAGAACTGATGAGCATGATCCATGACAGATGAGGAGCGAATTGAGCTACGTTTAGAGTGTCTTAGGATAGCCATTGAGTTTGGCACTCAACGTGATATCATGAATCCAGCCCACATGGCACAGATGTACTATGATTGGGTGGTGCAGGGTAGCGACGAAAGTCGTCCTGCTGACAACCGGAAAGACGGAGGCCCGACGCCGGCCAAAAAGGCCAGGAGTGTCCGCAAGGGTAGCACACCGCAAATCGCCAAAATGTAACTGTAGTTAGGAGGTAGACACATGTCTACACAAGTCACTACGGCATTTGTGCAACAGTATTCTGCAAACGTGCAGATGCTTTCACAGCAGATGGGTTCTCGTCTGCGTGATGCGGTTCGCGTTGAGAATGTTGTTGGTAAAAATGCCTTCATCGACCAGATCGGTTCGGCTACTGCTGCCCTGCGCACCAGCCGCCATGCCGATACCCCACAGATGGACACACCCCATGATCGGCGTCGTCTGAGCCTTGCGGACTATGAGTACGCAGATCTCGTAGACGATCAGGACAAGGTGCGTATGCTCATCGACCCGACCTCTTCCTATGCACGCGCTGCTGCCGCAGCAATGGGTCGTGCGATGGATGATGTCATCATCACTGCTGCAACCGGCACCGCCAACACCGGCGAAACTGGTTCTGGCAGCGCATCACTTGACGCAACAGCTAACTCGGTAGGTTCCGCATCGTCCAACGACGGTCTGACCCTTGCCAAGCTGCGTGAAGCAAAGCGCAAGATGGATCTCAATGACGTTGATCCGTCGATCCCGCGTTACATCGCGGTAGGCCCAAAGCAGATTGAAGACCTTCTTGGTGACACCACTGTCACCAGCAGCGACTTCAACACTGTGAAGGCTCTCGTCCAAGGTGAACTGGATACCTTCATGGGCTTCCGCTTCATCATGTCCAACCGTCTGTCCGTGGACTCTAACGACATTCGTAAGTGTTTCGCATGGGCTGAAGATGGTCTGACCCTTGGTGTCGGCAAAGACATCAGCGCACGCATTGATGAGCGTGCCGACAAGGGATACGCAACTCAGGTCTACTATTGCATGAGCATCGGAGCGGTGCGCATGGAAGAAGACAAGGTTGTGCAGATCTTCTGTGACGAAACCCCTGACTAAGAGGAGAGATAGGTTATGACTACTAAAAACTCAGACCTCATTGCCAATCTTGAGGCTCTCCCGCAGGTCGCAAACAATGCACAAGAGTTGGGCGGCGTTGTCCGTGTGGCTCAAGGCAATGTTGCTCTTGCCGCTGGCGACAGCACCGACGATGACATCGTTATGCTGGCACCAGTGCCAACCCATGCAACTCTGATGTCCGTCCGTGTAGGTTCTGATGCCCTTGGTGGCTCTTGCACCTACAACGTTGGTTTCTACACCGACGCAGGTACGGTTGTTGATGAGGATGCTTTGGCTACATCTGTGGCTGATGGCGCTGGCCTCGCGGAACTCCGCTACGAAGCGGCTGACCTCAACACCACAGGTCAGCAGGTTTGGGAGCTTGCCGGTCAGTCCTCTGACCCAGGCGGCACCTATTACCTTGCGGCCACCTTCAATGCGACAGGTGGCACTGCTGGCGATATGGCGTTCATCGTCGAGTACGTCGTGAACTAACATTGAGGGGGCGGTTCGCCGCCCCTTCTTTCCATTGAGAGGTGTGCGATGCCGTCTGTCGTTGATATATGTAACGAAGCTATGGATCTGCTGGGTGCAGCAACCATTACATCACTCACCGAAAACTCCAAAGAAGCGCGTCTGTGTAACAGGCGCTATGAGACTGTCAGGGATCATGTCCTGCGTGCGCACCCTTGGAACTGCGCAATCACTCGCAAGGAACTAGCAAAAGACAGCGATGCCCCTGCATTTGGCTTCAATCATCAATTTACGTTGCCTACAGATCCGTTTTGTTTGCGGGTTTTGTCTTTTTGGAACAGCAACGTCAACAACGAGTTAGCTGCTTACGACAGCAACGTCATGTTCAAGATCGAAGGTCGCAAGGTTCTGAGCAACGAAAGCACCTGCAAGATCACTTACATCGCACGCATCACAGACACGGAACAGTTTGATACGCTGCTTTCAAGCACCATAGCGCACCGTTTGGCGGGAGAGACTGCATATGCCATCACAGGCAGCAACGGCGTCTCACAGGCCATTATGGCGCTATACAACGAGCGTTTGAAGGAAGCGCGTGGTATGGACGCGATGGAAGGCTACCCAGACCAGCTACAGGCAGATGATTTCTTAAACGTCAGGTACTGATATGGCGCGTGTATCCACTATTATCACAAACTTCCGCGCCGGAGAGTTTTCGCCCCGCCTAGAAGGTCGTATAGACCTACAGAAATACAACGAGGCGGCAAAAGAACTAACCAACATGGTGAGTTTCCCGCAGGGTGGCATTACACGCCGCCCTGGTTCGTATTACGCGGGTGCCTCAAAAGATGGCGGCAAAGTCAGGCTGGTCAACTTTGAGTACAGCGACGAACAGGCGTATGTGCTGGAGTTTGGTGCCAACTACATCCGTTTCTTCAAAGACGGCGGCATCTTAACGGAAGCCACAAAGACCATCACAGCGGCCACACAAGCTAATCCTGTAGTCGTCACTGCTGCATCACATGGCTTCAACAACGGTGATCGTGTGTATATCACTAACGTCGCTGGCATGACGCAGCTAAACAACCGTGAGTTTACGGTGGCCGGCAAGACGACAAACACCTTCCAACTGTCGGGCATCAATGGCACAGGGTTCGATGCGTACACAAGTGGCGGCGCTGTGGGCAAAATTGTGGAGGTCGCCACAACCTACTCAGTCACAGAGATTTTTGAGCTAAATCATGTGCAGTCTGCGGATGTGTTGTTTCTCGCTCACAAAGATCATGAGCCAGCCAAGCTGACGCGCACAACATCGACCAGCTTCACACTGACCGACATCGACTTTATTGATGGCCCATATTTAGACGAAAACAAGACGACAACCACACTATATGCCTCTGCGGCAACTGGCACTGGTATTACAATCACGGCGTCCGCAGCCTTGTTTGAAAGTGCCGATGTCGGACGGTTGATCAGATTCCGTGAAATACTTGAGATCGAACATGATGCGTGGGCGGCAAGCACAAGCTACGCAAACAACGCTACGGTACGCAACGCTGGGCATGTTTACAAACAGGTCACTGGCAGCACACAGACATCAAACAACACACCGCCTGTGCATCTCACAGGCACAGAAACCTATGGCAGTATTGATTGGGAGTACCTGCATGACGCGCATGGTCATGTAAAGATAACAGGCTTCACTAGCTCAACTGTCGTTACGGCAGATGTGCATGAAGATCAGTTTGGTAACTCGCGTCTGCCTGACAGTGCCGTGGGTTCAAGCAATGCCAACATTCGCTGGTCTTTAGGTGCGTTTGGAGGAGATCAAAAGTTTCCCAAAGCTGTGGCGTTCTACGAGGAGCGTTTGTACTTTGCCGGCACTACAGGCCAGCCACAGACCATTTTTGGCTCTAAGAGTGCCGACTTTGAGAACCATACACCTGGCACTAACGATGACGACGCCATCAACATCACCATTGCGTCAGATCGCGTCAATGTCATCAAGCACCTGCTGCCAGGGCGTTTCCTACAGATTTTGACTACAAGCTCTGAGTTTACGCTGTCAGGCGGCACAGGTGCAGAGCCTGTCACTCCCACAAACGTCAATGTTCTGCGAGAAACTACCTTTGGCTCATCTGATGTGCGTCCGCTGCGTGCTGGCAACAGCACCATTCTTATCCAGAAGGGCGGGGAGCGAGTCAAAGAGATTACGTTTGATTTAGACACAGACGGCTTGCTAGGCGTTGATCTGACCATTCTGGCAGAGCATGTGGCTAGTGGTGGCCTCACAGACATGGTGTGGCAGCAAGAACCAGAACTTATCCTCTGGTTTGTCCACAACGACGGCACCCTCGTAGGGCTGACTTATGACCGTGCCAATGGCGCTGTAGGCTGGCACCAGCACCCATTAGGCGATAGCGGGGTGGTGGAGAGCATCACAGCTATCCCCAGCGGTGCAGAAGATCAGGTGTATGTGTCTGTGAAAAGAACGATCAATAGCGCAACGGTGCGCCACATTTGTTTCCTAAAGCCAATCAGTTTTGGCACTGATGTCTCAGATGCTTTCTTTTTGGACAGCGGCCTCACCTACAGCGGGTCAGCAACAACCACTATCAGCGGTCTTAATCACCTTGAAGGCGAGACAGTGCAGATCCTTGCTGATGGCTCTGCGCACGCTGACAAGACTGTATCTGGTGGCAAGGTCACTCTGGATCGTAGCTCAACCAAAGTGTCTGTTGGATACACCTACAATTCGTTGGTAGAGACTCTGCGACTAGAGGGCGGCGCAGATGACGGCATCTCGCAGGGCAAGATTAAGCGTATCCACGGTGTCACGGCACGTTTCCTCAACAGCGTAGGCGCAGAAGTCGGCCCTGACACAAGTAATCTTGACCGCATACCGTTCCGTGATAGCAGCATGGCGATGGATGTAGCGGTGCCTATGTTTACAGGCGACAAAGAAATCTCGTTCCCATCTGGTTACGACAATGATGCGCGGGTGGTGGTGCAGCAGTCCCAACCACTGCCCATGACTATTCTTGCGATTATGAGAAGGTCTAACACGTTTGATGCTTAGATTTTTGCCGTTTGCACAAGAACACGTTCAGCACATCAAGCTCATGTTTGATCTGTCTGAAGATGGTCGCAAAGCACTGGTCGAGCATAAGGATATCAGGGGCTACACACTGTTTGAGGAAGATGTTGTGCTTGGCATCGGTGGTGTACACAACATATGGAGTGGTGTAGGTGAGGCGTGGCTGCTGCTGGGCAAGGAAGCGTTTGCGCGGCCCAGAACTGTAGCGCGGCACACGGTCAATATGTTCGATCACATGCAGGAAGAGTATAAGTACCAGCGCATCCAGGCCAGCATCGCAGTAAAGGATGCAAAGGCTAAGAGGTTCGCAGAATGGCTTGGTTTTCAAAATGAGGGTATAATGAGGAAATATGGGCCTGATGGTTCAGATTACTATCGTTATGCAAGGGTGATGTAATGAATCCGATGGCAATCGCAGCAGGTGCCAGTGCAGTAGCTGGTATTGTAGGGTTCAAAGGCAATAAACAAGCCGCTCGTATTGCGCGTCAAACTGGCGAATACAATGCACAGCTTGCCGAAAACGAATTGGTAATGCTGCAACGCCGCAGAGTGCAGCAAGAAAATGTGATGCGTCAAAACTCTGAGCGTTTAGCTGGTGCGCAAAAGGTAGCTACTGCGGCATCCGGCGTAGAGATGACCGGAAGTCCATTCTTGGCGCTTGCTGACACATATTTCCAAACAGAGATAGATGCTTTGAATATTCAATATGCAGCAGACGTAGATGAGCTTAATAAGCTCTCAGAGGCTGCTTTGGCACGTTCTGGAGCGGCGGCAACAGCAGCAGCGTTCCAAACGCAAGCATATATGTCTTTGCTTAGTTCTGGATCACGCTCTGCCCAACTTCTGGCTTGATAGGATTTGATATGCGCATCCCGCTGTACAACAAAGGACTAGGCCCGACAGTAGAGCTTGCCGCAGGTCAATCTGGCCCACGCGCAAGTCAGGCTACATTTACGGCGGCAGCGCGTGCGCAAGCTCAGTTTGCAGATCAAGCCGGTCAAATTGCGTTTCAATTTGGAATGGCTGAGAAGAAACGCGAAACAGATCGTGTTGCTAACGAAGAGGCTACGCGCATCCAAGGTGAGGCAGACGACTTTTTGCTAAACAACCAAGACACAGAAACGGCTGTGTTTACAGAGAACTTTACAAAGTTTCAGAACGATCAATTGAATAAAATCAATGCTTTACCCAACCTAACTACACAGCAAAAGGCTGACGTAGCGTCTAGGGCTAGTCGTCTGATGGCTGGCAAGCTGGCCGCTGGCAAACAAAACACATTTAATCGTGGGCAAGCTAGGGCGTCTGATGCGACTAATAATTTAATAGCCGCAAACATTGCTGAGATGGGTACTTTATCTCCTGATGATCCTAGATACAAAGAGCTTTTCACGACAAATGTTGAGGAAATCAACAAGGGCATCACGAATGGTTTGAAGATGAATTACACGCAGACCAGTATGCAACTGGCTGTGACTTCTCGTAATTACTTCAACAAAATTCAAGCGGCGACTAGCACAGGCGATCTGGATACTATTAAAGAAGAGTTGAAGGCAGACACCACCCTTCCGACCAAATCATATCAAGCTCTTCTGGGCAATGTTGCGGCGCAAAAGAATGTTATCAAAGCTCAGAATTTAGATGCTGCCAAAGGGGATCTTGCGGGGATTGCTGAAGCAGCAACACCTGATCAGTTTGATGAGATAGCATCTGCGTATTTGTCGAACACGGCAGTCACGGTCAGCATTGGTGGTGAAGATGTTACGATTGATCCCACTACTTTGAGTGAAAGCGCCAGACTGCAAATGGCTGGGCTTAGTGTAAAATTCCAGAACGTCGCAGTTGGTGAGTTGGTTGATAACTTGGCCGGCAGGATCTCAGAGATCTCGGACGACACAACTCGCGCATCTTTGGAACAAGCGTCACAAGACGCAGCAGATGGCAAAAACTTTACGATTACTCGCACAAATGGCGAAGTTGAAGAGTTTGACATCTCTCAACTGCCAAACGGCAAAAAGATTGAGATTGCCGGAGCTTTACGCACGGCTGCTGGTGAGTTGCAGGATCTTACATCTCGCGAAGTAGTTTCTGGCATGAATGATGTGCTTTCTGCCGACATGAGCATGGAAGATGCGTTTAGCACTTTCCAAGGCTTTTACCGTCCAGAAATACTAGCCAACAAATCGCTAAAGCCAGAGCAAGTTGACTCGCTTGTATATAATTCTGCCAGCATATCTGTTGATGGTGTGAGTAGAAAACTGACAGAGGGTGACCT